GGTTGACGGGATTAGCAAGACGATCATTGATAGGAAGATTACAAGACAAACTTGCGAACACTACGGGGTTGTCGAGGCAGAAGGTTACTATCATTTTCCTTATACTGACAGCGATGGCAACATTGTTGCTTATAAGAAAAGACACACAACAGAAAAACGATTTGTAATCTCTGGTGATTGGCAAGCCGGTAGAATGTTTGGTCAAGCATTGTTTCCAGCCGGTCAGAAGTACATCACGATCTGTGAAGGTGAAATGGATGCTTTGTCGGCTTTTCAAATGATGGGTAGTCTAGGACATACGAGCGCAGCTATATCAGTTCGTAATGGGGCTGCGAGTGCATTGTCGGATTGTCGGCAACTAGAGAACTTTGAATACATAGACTCATTCGAGAACATCATCGTTTGTTTTGATTCTGATCCGCAAGGACAAGAAGCAGCGAAACAGGTGGCTGAGTTGTTTGGCTCTAAGGTTCGGATATTCAAGCCACTACCTGGGTTTAAGGATGCAAGCGATTACTTGTCACAAAGTCAGATTGAGAAATTCAACAAGCGATGGTGGTCAGCAGAACGTTTTGTCCCCGAAGGCATCGTCGATGGTTCTACGTTGTGGGAAGAGGTAAACAAGCCGGTAGAGAAAAGTCTTGTCAATTATCCCTACAAAGGTTTAAACGATTTAACGTATGGGATACGACCACAAGAACTTGTTTTATGTACAGCCGGTTCAGGACTAGGTAAATCTCAGTTTATGCGAGAACTGGTGTACCACATTCTCAGAAACACAAACGACAACATCGGATTAATGTTTTTAGAGGAATCTGTACGCACCACAGCACGTTCCATAATGTCTTTGAAGGCAAATAAACTGCTACATCTACCACACACAAAGGCAACGGATGAAGAAATTAAAGAAGCATTTGACGCAACACTAGGCACAGGACGGTTGTTTCTTTTTGATCACTTTGGTTCAAGCGAGGTCGAGCGTATTGTCAATCGTGTCAAATACATGGCAAAAGCATTAGACTGCAAATACATCTTCTTGGATCACGTTTCAATTGTGGTCAGTTCACAAGAACATGGTGACGAGAGAAAAAGTCTCGATGAGATAATGACTAAGTTGCGTACACTTGTTCAAGAAACAGGTATCTGTCTGTTCGCTGTATCGCATCTAAAACGTTCGGAAGGTAAAGGACACGAGGAAGGTGCGGTTACATCGATGAACCAATTGCGTGGTAGTCAATCACTAGGTCAGATTCCTAACATGATTATTGGATTGGAACGTAATGGACAAGCCGACGATGAAGACGAACGACATACAACTAGAGTCAGAGTTCTGAAGAATCGGTTCTGTGGTATGACTGGTCCGGCGTGTAACTTGCTATATAATCGAGAGACAGGCAGAATGACAGAAAAACTAGATGAGGATGCCTTATGAACGTTTTAGATTTGTTTAGTGGGATTGGTGGCTTCAGTCTTGGATTAGAACGTGCCGGTATGAAGACAGTAGCTTTTTGCGAAACAGACAAAAAGTGTCAAGAAGTTCTTAGAAAACATTGGGCTGATGTGCCTATATTTGATGACGTAGCTAAGCTAAAAGGAGAGGACATTGGAGAAACAGTTGACGTTATATGCGGAGGATTTCCCTGCCAAGACATCTCAGTTGCAGGAAAAGGAGCAGGACTTGAAGGAGAGCGTTCAGGACTCTGGTGGGAATTTCACCGGCTCATCAAAGAAATCAAACCTAAATACGCAATCATTGAAAACGTCTCAGCATTACGCACTAGAGGATTGGAGCAAATACTCAGGTCACTCGCTGAGATCGGGTATGATGCGGAATGGCATTGTATTACCGCTTCCTCCGTCGGTGCTCCTCACAGAAGGGATAGAGTCTGGATCATTTCCTACCCCAAGGGCGAGCGAGTACAAGGACTGTGGACCAGTGGGCAGCAAGAGTCATCTACACATGAAGAAGAAACGATATTTATGCGCTATCGTAAAAGATTCAGAAAAGCCTACTGGAAAGCTGAACCCACAGTGGCTAGAGTGGTTGATGGGTTTTCCGGCAGGGTGGACAGAGTAAAACAGTTAGGTAATGCGGTTGTCCCTCAGATACCAGAACTGATAGGAAGAGCGATATGTCAAGCTGGTTGATATTAGCGATAGCTGTGGTATATTTAGTTGTAGCTGTTGATTTTTTAATCCAAGGGCAAGCAGGATTAGCAGTTACTTTTGTTGGTTTTTGTCTCGGTAACTTAGGACTTTATTTACAGACATGAGAAGATTAGCAATTGATATTGAAACTGATGATCTAAAAGCCACACAGATATGGTGTGCTGTAACTCAAGACATTAACTCAGGAGAGGTTAAAGTATGGAAATCAGCAAACGGATTACAGGAATACATCGGAAATCAAAGTGTTTTGATTGGACACAACATCATTGGATTCGATTTACCAGTATTGAAGAAGCTGTGGAACTTGAATACCGAATCAATCCAAGTAAAAGATACTTTAGTCATGTCAAGATTACTAAACCCCGTTATCGAAAAAGGTCACAGTTTAGATGCTTGGGGCGTGAGGTTAGGGCTAAAAAAAGGGGACTTCAGTGACTTTGCTAACGGTTTATCTGAAGATATGGTGGAGTATTGTATCCAAGACGTTAAGATCACTGTGGAGCTATATAACCATCTTAGGACTAATCTATTGGAATGGGGTGAGTCCGTTGATCTTGAGCATGAAGTCGCTACTATCGTTAAGGAACAAGAAGAAAACGGATTTAAATTAGACGTACCAAAAGCCATGTCTTTATTGTCAGCGTGGCAACTAGAGTTATCAACAATTGAGGATGAGTTACAAGAGATATTCAAGCCTATTGTTACTGAACGATTCAGCGAGAAAACTGGTCGGCGTTTAAAGGATAAAGTAGAGGTATTTAATCCAGGTAGCCGTAAACAAATCGCGGAGAGGTTGGTAGCACTGGGTTGGAAGCCGACTAAATTTACTGAAAAGGGAGCAATAATTGTCGACGAGAAAGTATTACAAACTGTTAAAAGACCTGAAGCTACTAGTCTTTTGCGATTTTTACTGCTTCAGAAACGGGTGGCTCAAGTTAAATCATGGATTGAAAATGTGGATGAAGGGGGACGGGTACATGGTCAGGTCAGAACCAACGGAGCGATTACGGGACGAATGACTCACTCTAATCCTAATATGGCACAAGTTCCGAGAGTTGGTACGCCATACGGAGAGGAATGTAGATCAGTATGGACAATAGAAGACGGTAATGTACTTCTTGGTGCTGATGCCAGTGGTTTAGAACTTCGGATGCTGGCTCACTATATGAACGATCCTTCTTACACCAAAGAGATATTGCAAGGCGACATTCATACTAAGAACATGGAAGCTGCTGGACTAACTCAAAGAGATCAGGCTAAGACGTTTATCTATGCTTTTCTTTATGGTGCTGGACCGGCTAAGATAGGTGCTATTGTAGGTGGTGGTGAGAGAGAAGGTAAAAAGCTCATTGAGAGTTTTTTGTCCAATACACCGGCTTTGCAGAAGCTAAGGGACAAGGTAACTCGCTTGGCTGAGAAGGAGTGGTTGCCTGGACTGGATGGTAGAAGGTTAATTGTTCGATCACAACACGCTGCATTGAATACACTACTACAAGGAGCAGGTGCAATAGTTATGAAACAAGCTCTAATACTATTGCATCGAAAAATTATTAATGGTAAAATAAACGCTAGGTTCGTTGCCAATATTCACGATGAGTGGCAAATAGAGACAACAACTGAGGATGCTGATACGGTTGGATTCTTAGCAGTACAATCCATCCGTCAAGCTGGAATCCGTCTAAGATTACGTTGCCCATTAGACGGTGAATTCAAAGTAGGACTGAACTGGGCAGCTACACACTAAAAAGGAACTAAGATGAAAAAACCAGAACCAGTAAAAATTAAAGGTGAAGTAATGTGGGCTTTCTTGGATACACCAAATAAGTTATCCGGTAAGCATCAGTTAGATATCTGTAACTTGTCTGAAGAAGCAGTTAGGGCGTTACAAGAGAAAGCCATGTTAGATGTGAATCATAAAGATGGAAAAGGATTCTACATCACGCCTAAGAGTAACTATGAGATCAAGGCATTTGACGATACGGGGAAACAACTAACCGACATCAAGATTGCTAATGGCTCAAAGTGTACCGCAGTCATCAAACCGTACATTAATAAGTTTAATAAAGGTGTCAATGCAAGTATTACTGCTATCACCGTTACTGATCTTATTGAGTACACACCGGATGCTGCTCAAGGTTCGGCAGCAATGGAAGCGTTGTAAATGGGTCAGCCATCTCTCAATAATGCAACTGCACTGATAGATGGCGATATCCTAGTGTATCGAATTGGGTTTGCCAGTGATGACGATGAGGAAAGATTTGCACTCAGCAGAATGGGGAATTTTATTGAAACTCTCCTTCGCCCCACTTTTGTTGATGATTTCTCTGGTTACATCACTGGTAGATCCAACTTCCGGTACAAGATAGCTAACGAACAAGAATACAAAGGGAATCGTAGTGGAACTAGAAAGCCAACCCACTATGAGTCCCTGCGTAACTACCTTACCGACAAGTGGGGTTTTGAGTTAGTTGAAGGTGAAGAAGCGGATGATGCAATTGGCATAGCAGCTTATCAAATGAGGGCTGGTGCTTTTTGCATTATGTCGCTTGATAAAGACCTTGATATGTTGAGGGGATGGCACTACAACTTTGTCAAGGACAATCTTTATTACATTACAGAGAAGGAAGCCATCAAGAACTTTTATACACAGATTCTGACCGGTGATCGAGTAGATAACATACCTGGATTACATGGTATTGGTCCAAAGAAAGCCGAGAAGATTCTGGAAGATTGTCATAACGAGAGACAATTATTCGCTGCCGTCTTAAAGGCGTATGAGGATAACCTTGAGTTATTAACTGAACGAGCGCAATTACTATGGATAAGAAGAAAAGCTGGGCAGATTTGGACACCAAAGATTTCCCAGAAATAGCTTACATAGAGTGGTGGGATGCGTTGTCGGATTCTGGCTGGGAACCATTAGGCAAGACTGACATTCACCCTGTACTCAGCATAGGGTTTGTCGTAGCAGAAGATAAAACAGCAATCACTATCGCTGCTGCATACTCTATCGATCAGTCTAACTCTCGGATGCACATACCTAAAGGTTGGATCACTAAGATCAAGAGGGTTAGATTAAACAAATTCTTGAATATCAGGAGACGGAAATCAAAACCCAAAGTGCAAAAGCCAAAGGAAGAAAACTCCAACAATGGTTTAGAGATTTACTCATCGACCGATTCGATTTTTCCAGGTCCGATGTAAGGTCCACTAGCATGGGTGCTGCAGGTGAGGACATTCAGTTTTCGCAGGATGCAGGAGACAAGCTAGGAATATCGGTTGAATGTAAGTCAAGGGAATCAATAGCAGTCTACGGGTTCTACTCGCAAGCTGCTGACAATTGTCCCGAAGATAGAGAACCTGTTGTCGTAATCAAACAGAATCGATCTAAACCACTGGTAGTTATAGATGCAGAATATTTCATACAACTGCTAAAGGAGCAGCATGAGACACTTAGTAATACCTGACACCCAATGTAAACCTGGATTTCCTACTGAACATTTAGAGTGGGTAGGTAAGTACGCAGCAGAGAAGAAGCCTGATGTTATTGTCCACCTAGGAGATCACTGGGATATGCCTAGTTTGTCCATTTACGACATCGGCAAGAAAGCGTTTGAAGGTAGGACATACCAAGCAGACATCATAGCCGGCAACTTAGCTATGGATAGATTAATGAAACCTATTGTCAATGAGATTAATAGGTTAAAACGAAACAAGAGAAAAGCATGGAATCCTAAACTTATTTTTCTGATAGGCAATCACGAACAACGAATCGAGAGGGCTATAAATTCAGACAGAAAGTTGGAAGGGTTAATTGGATACAACGATTTCAATCTTGACAAATACGGCTGGGAGGTTCAAGACTTCTTGGATGTTAAGGTTATTGATAACATTGCGTACTCCCACTACTTTACATCTGGTGTAATGGGTAGATCAGTCACTACTCCTAACTTGCTATTACAGAAGAAACACATGAGTTGTATTATGGGACACGTTCAGGACCGAGCAATAGCGTTTAGTAAGAAAGCCGATGACACTAGAATCACTGGTATCTTTGCTGGTATCTGTTACCAACACGATGAGGACTACCTGACACCACAGACTAACGGTTCATGGTCCGGTATCTGGATGTTGAATGAAGTGAACAACGGCAGCTTTGATGAGATGCCTGTCAGTCTAACTTACTTAAGGAAGAAGTATGGAAAAAATACTAACCGTAATTAGTTTAGGAGTAGGGGTTCAAAGCTCAGCTATGGCTTTAATGGCTGCTAAAGGTGAACTTCCTATGCCTGACTGTGCAGTTTTTGCTGACACAGGAGCAGAACCTGATTCTATTTATTCTTATTTAGAGTTTTTAAAATCAGAGTTACCTTTTCCTATTTATGTAGTACAGAAAGGAAACTTAACAGAAGATACTATGAAGGAAGGTGAGAGGTTTGCGTCAGCACCTTTCTTTATTAAAAACCTTGACGGTAGTAAAGGAATGTTAAGGAGGCAGTGTACTAACGAATATAAAATACAACCAGTAAGGAGAAAAGTTAGAGAGCTTTGTGGTGTTGAATTCGGTAAAAGATTTCCTAAAGGAAAATATGTTGAACAATGGATAGGAATATCTACTGACGAAATTCAAAGAATGAAACCGTCAAGAGATAAATACATTGAGAATAGACATCCTCTTATTGAATTAAACATTAGTAGGCAACAATGCTTACAGTGGTTTAAAGATAACAATTATCCATTGCCTGAAAAGTCTGCCTGTTTCTTCTGTCCTTATAAGAGTGACGATCACTGGATAGAAACTAGAGACAGAACTCCAAAAGAGTTTGAACAAGCAATAGCTTTTGATAAAGCATTAAGATCAACAAACAATCCCAGAATAAAAGGAGAGATGTTTTTGCATAGATCTTGTACTCCACTAGATCAAGTAGAATTTAAGCCTAAATTAGCAGACAGTCAGATGGATCTTTTTGATAACGAATGTGAAGGGATGTGTGGTTTATGAATGAGGTAGACGATATCTTAAAAGACAGAGCAACAACATATGGGCAGTACCAGAACGTGAGTCAGATTAGTCAGGACATTAAGAATATCATGCAGCAGTCTCCGAACTACAAGACCATGCCTGCGTTCATGCGAGAGAGTCTCGATATGATTGCCAACAAGATGGCTAGGATACTAAACGGTAACTACTACTATGATGATTCTTGGAGGGACATCTCTGGGTATGCTACCCTAGCAGTTATTGAAATAGAGGATATGGAAAAGCATGACACCCCTGACACTCCATGAGCTAAAAGAAAAACTAATGCAGTTCAATGAGCTAGACCTTATTGAGCTATTAGATTTAACGTCTGAAGATATTTTAGACAGGTTTGAAGATGTAGTTGAAGATAGATACGAAATATTAAGGAAGGAAATTTAATAATGGATTTTTACCAGCAATATATTGCAAAGTCTAGGTATTCAAGATACTTAGACAGCGATAATAGAAGAGAGAATTGGTTTGAAACAGTAGATCGCTACATGGATTTTATGGGCGAACATTTGCAATCTAAACATAGCTATAAAATACCAGTTGAGGTTGATTCAGAGCTTCGTGAGGCGATTAAAAATCTTGAGGTAGTCCCCTCTATGCGCTCAATTATGACTGCTGGTAAAGCTCTTGAGAGAGACAATACAGCAGGATACAATTGCAGTTATTTGCCTGTGGATGACCCTAAAGCATTTGACGAGGCAATGTACATTTTATTGTGCGGTACAGGCGTAGGTTTTAGCGTTGAACAGAAATACGTTAACAAATTGCCTGAAGTACCGGAGAAGTTATTTAAATCCGAGACTACTGTTGTGGTAGCCGATAGTAAAGAAGGATGGGCTAAGTCACTGCGACAAGTCATCGCATTGCTCTATTCTGGTGAGATACCTAAGTGGGATCTTAGAAAGATTAGACCAGCAGGAGCTAGACTGAAAACCTTTGGTGGTAGAGCTAGTGGACCAGGACCGTTGAATGAACTGTTTGAGTTTGTTATTCGTAAGTTCCAAGGTGCTGAAGGACGTAAACTGAATACCTTAGAGTGCCACGACATCATGTGTAAGGTAGCTGAAGTCGTAGTGGTAGGTGGCGTTAGACGTTCTGCAATGATCTCTTTATCTGATCTTGAAGACGACAAGATGAGACACGCTAAGACTGGACAATGGTGGACTGATAATCCACAACGTGCATTGGCTAACAACTCTGCTGTGTACACTGAGAAGCCTGACGTTGGACAGTTCATGAACGAGTGGTCAAGCCTGTATCACAGCCACAGTGGTGAACGTGGTATCTTCAATCGTGAAGCAGCAATCAAACAAGCAGCTAAGAATGGACGTAGAGACGCTGAACAAGACTTCGGGACTAATCCATGTAGTGAGATTATCCTTAGACCGTATCAGTTCTGTAACCTATCGGAAGTTGTCGTGCGTCAAGATGACAGTATCTATGACCTAGAGCGTAAGGCTAGACTGGCTACAATACTTGGTGTTTACCAGTCAACCATGACTCACTTCCCGTACCTCAGAAAGATATGGCAACGTAACACTGAGGAAGAAAGATTACTGGGCGTATCCCTGACGGGTATCCTGGACAACAAGATGCTTGGAGATAACAATGAGCAACTCAAGACTCTTCTCGAAAGACTCAAGATGGTATCAGTTGATGAGTGCATACAGCTTTCCACTGACCTTAATATCCCTTGTCCTGCTGCCGTCACTTGTGTTAAGCCTAGTGGCACTGTTAGTCAGTTGGTTGATAGTGCTAGTGGTATTCATCCTAGACATTCTAAGTATTACATCAGAAGAGTTAGGGGTGACAAGAAAGATCCGCTTACTACGTTCATGGTTGAACAGGGTATTCCTTCAGAAGATTGTGTAATGCGTCCTGAGTCTACTACTGTGTTCAGTTTCCCTAAGCAATCACCGGAATCTGCAACACTACGGGACGACCTAACTGCTATCGAACACTTGGATCTATGGATGACATATCAGAAGCATTGGTGTGAACACAAACCATCTGTCACTATCTCTGTTAAAGAGGACGAGTGGGTTGAAGTAGGTGCATGGTGCTGGAAGAACTTTGATGATATCAGTGGCGTTAGCTTCCTGCCATACGATGGAGGCACTTACAAACAAGCTCCATACGAGGAGTGTACGCAAGAGGAATTCTTCTTCTTACAACAGCGAATGCCTAAAGAAATATTCTGGGATGAACTGATTGAAGAAGATGATAATGTAGAGGGAGTACAAACACTGGCTTGTACAGCAGGAGTCTGCGAAATATGATGAGGAGATTCTTATGCTCGAAACAGTACTTAGCTTCTTGGCTTTGTTTAACTGCTATCCTAACGACGTAACAATAACCCCCAGCAACTCAACGTTCTATCTGGCTGGTGATATGGGTGTCGTGTATGTGAGACCTGATATGATGAAGGATCACGTCCTAGTGCATGAACTGTATCACCACTGCCAGTGGCAAAAGGCAGGAAAGAAACCTGCACAGACATGGGACGAATGGAGACATCGGGAAGAAGAAGCAGCTAAGATAGAAGATATCTACCTTAACCTGAAGTAACTACTTCTTGCTGTTAAACAGTTCGAATAGGGTCTTTAC